AATCCCGAGGCCGAGTCCGCCGCCTACGAGACCGCCCTTGAGGGCTCCTTCGAGACGGTGGTCTTCTTCGGAACCCGCGAGACCGCCGAGCGCGCCGAGACCTGCGCCGATGGCGGGTACCACGTATTGCGGGTTCCGCATCGCGACACCGGAGGCGCCACCGAGAGCGCGCGCCAAGGTGTCGCCGATGCCGGCGGCCCCGGGCGTGAGATTCGCGCGTTTGCCACGCATCGGTTGACCCCGTGTTGGTTCGTCGCTCATGTGTTCTCCGAGCGCGCGGCCGCCAGCCGCACCGAGCATGCCGCCGCCTGCCTGCCCAAGCAGCGCTCCAATGAGGCGCATTCTGTCGCTGTCTGTTAGGCCGCCGAGCGCTGCGCCGCCAGCAGCGCCGCCGAGCTGTCCGAGCGCACTCCCTGCCGTTGTGAGCGCCCCAGTGCCCATGTTGTCTTCGCGCGCCGCGGAACTGAGTCCTCCGAGCACGGGACCAAGCCCAGGAATGCCGCCCAACATGGTCGAGGCGTCCATGGCGAGCTTCTCTTCACGTCCACGTGGTTCGCGCTGGACCTCGACGGTCACGCGACCGCCGCGCATGAAGCCCTCGGTATTTTCGGCACCTTTCACGAGGTCCGCGATGAACTTGTCGAAGAAGCTGTCAGACACAAAGACTCCTTACGCCACCAGGTGGAGTTCGATGACGTTGAGCGGCTTGGGTAGGCCGATCGCCACGTAGGCGACCACGCGGTCACCGGAGACGGCTGACACGCCCAGGTTGGTGATCGCGAACGAAGTCAGCGGTGCGCCGATCTTGGCCTGCGTGCGGAGCTTGAGCAGTTCACCGCCAGTGTTGAGGGCTCCCTGCAGAAGGATCAACGTCTCCAGGGTCACGTTGTACTGCCCCAGGAAGTCCTCGAGGATATCGACGAAGAACAGCGCCACGAAGTCGAAGTTCTTGACGATCGAGAACTCGCCTGATTCGAGCGTCGATGGATCCGTGGTGAGCTGGTGGATGGTGAACGGCAGCGACTGCGGAGTCTGCTGCGAGAACACGTACCACCCACCGTTCGACAGATCCGTGATTTGTAGGTCCGTGAAGTACGTGTTCGCGTTGAAGATCTGGCTGATACCCGCGATGCCGAGGTTGGTGAACCCCTGCTGTGACGGCAGCCCTGCGGTCATACCGCCGACCGCACACGAGAGGTAGTACCCCGGCTGTCCGGATCCTCCGGTGACACCAGCGACATTACATTCGTCGGGCCACACGAGCACAACTCGCTTGGAATCAAACGACTGTGCGAGCCCGATCAGGTCTGTGACCTGCTGGCTCTTGTTGAGCGTCCGCTCGATCGTGTAGTTGATCGCGGTCAAGGTGACGAGGGCACCGCCGATACGTTTCACACCGTGCGGCAACTCGTTTACAGTCGCGGATCCGTCTTGGCCATTGTTGACGATCCGTAGGCGCTGATCGCTGAGGACTGCCTCAACAACCACCGTCGTGAACACTGTGGTCTCTGTGATCGTGGCGTTCGGATCCACTGGGATCTTGATGAGGTCGCCCGCGGCGACGCCGCTCGCGACGAACGTTCCGCTCGGGTCCCTCAGGAAGAGGAAGAGGTCATCACCCACAGATGTGATCACGCCGACGAGAGCCGCCGATGCGATTCGTACCGTAACCCCGTCCGCTTCGAAGATCGCGACGGTGATATCCACGACGCCGGCACTCGCGAACGGCGTGACCGTATCGACTTCGATTTGGTTCAGGGTACGCACAGACGCGACGGGATAATCTCCGAGCGCTACGATACCCGCGATGGTGGTGGCCGTGACACGTACGATGTCACTGGGGATAACGCCGCCAGTCACAAGGTTCGCGATGCCTGTCAGTTCGATCCTGACGATTTCTGTGGGAGCGGTCGCCGCGACTTGCTCTGAGATTCCGACTGCTGAAGGTTCGATAATCGTTTTGGTGATCGGCAGCGTGCCCGATCCAATGACGACGCGGAACCGCTGAGGACGTCCCTGAACTTCATCGGGAAGCGCAAGGCCTTCGACGTCCGACTTCCACATGGCGAGTACAGACACGTCGGTGGTCATCGGCACAATCGCGTAAATATCTGGTCGCGATGAGATCATGTCACGCACGCGGAGGTGTCCCGGAACGTCGTTGGACAACGTGCCCACGAACTGCACGCGTGAGGTTGTATTCTGGAGCGCCACGAAGACGCCCGACGCAAGCGGATTGCGGGAGTCCAGACGGCCGATCTTGGATTCAATCTCGGCGAGCGATTCGACGGTGTCCACTTCGATGAGGTCTTGCCGCAAGCTGCGGTACTGCTCGAAGACCCTGGCGTAGGACACGACCTTGATTCCCTGTCCAGGGACTGTCAGGGTGACGCCGCCCGCGATCTCCGTGACGTTGTTGGTCGTCGTGACGAATGAACTGTCGATGGGTTGGTCATTGAGCTGACGCTCCACGACGTAAGACTGTGCAGCGCCTGCCACGAAGGGCAGTGCCACGTCCGCCGTGGTGGTCAAGCTCGTGTCGGAGACGATGCTCGCAACCGTCAGGGTGATGACGTTGACACCCGCATCCTTGATCGTGATGCGGTCGCCCGGAGCCAACTTGGTGTCTCCGGTGTTCCACAGCGCGCTGGCCGACGTGATGACGTTCGCGGTCAGCCCGGTGGAAGTTACACCGTCCGCGGCAAGCGGGGCCATCCGGACCCGTGCTTCGTCGAAGTAGATCACTACACTGTCGCCGTCGAGCAGCGCGCCGACCTCGTTGTTCGGTGGCTCGGCGACGGTGATGTAGGCCGGACCCACGGGGGTGGCCGTAACCGGGTTGCCTTCGAGGACGCCGTAGGGCGCGGACAACTCGATGTCGTCCTTGTCCGCGTAGTCCGTAGTCCCGGGTTGGAAGTAGTCCTGAATGTGGTAGGCGGGACCCACGACCAAACAGTTGAGGTCTGGAGTCGTCGGCGTGACCGTCGGCGACGCGAGATCCTGATACACGAGTACAACAGGCCTGATCGCCATGATTTAGATCTCCGTGTCCATGAGGCTGCGGAAATTATAGGGTGTTTGCTGGTAGATCACGATGTTGGCCCACTACTCTGGTTCGTCGCGCCAGGAGAGGGCGATGGTCTCGAAGAACTCGGTCGCCGAATCACAGGACGAGGCGGTGATGGCTAGTTCCAGCTCCTGCAACAGCGGCGCTGTCTTTTGGTTGGTCCAGCGCTGCGGGAACTGCGCAGTGAAGGTCACAGCCGTTATCCACTGGTCCTTGTCGCGTCCCATAGGCTGGGTTCTTCCGATGGTTACCGGCGTCAGGTCGTGAAATCCGAACTTGGCCATGATCAAGTCGCTGGACGCCTGGATGAACACACCCACGATGTCGCCGAGGATCGCGCTCTCTGCACGTTTGGCGGCGACGCACTCGATCAGGATGGGGACGGACTGCAGGTTCCAGAACCCCTCGAGTCCCGTCTGGAAGTTGAACCCAGCACGGTCGCCGAGGATCACACGCCCCATCGTCTGGTCGTCGACGTCAACGTAGATCGCAGGACGGAAGTTCCGGTGCGTCTTGTCCTCGTTGAAAGCACTCTCGACCGCGAGGCGTGTCTTCTTGATATCTGGATCCCAACGCCACTGGAAATCATCACTGACGACGTTGGCCGCGAATCGACGCCGGATGACCTCGACGAATACACCCAGTACTGCCAGACGTGACCCCGGAAGAATGCTCGCCTGCTGCCTCTCTTCAGGGGACGGCTGGTTCTTAGGATCTGGAACGTATGTGGGGCGTTTGAGGTTACTCATCACGTCAGTACAGGGGAGGTGTCGTGTTTGGATCCACCAACAGTTTGTATTCGATTGAATTCCGACCTAGCAAAGAAGCCGTCAACTTCTGGTGGACAGTTACACTCTTCAGTTCAGTGTGATGGACACGCTGGACTTGATATCGGTCATTCCGTACGAGGTCTACGATGAGATCCTTGTATTCAATGAGAGGGTAGTCGAGCACGTTAAAGTCGTTCATTTTAACGTCGGTATCACCATGCGCTGATATGTTGGATACGACCGACGCCGCCTCGCGACGACCGCGAATCAACGTGGGTGCCCAGTACCCGCCCTCAAACGATGTGCCATAGCACTCGAGACAGTGTTCCAAGGTCGATTCTTTGGTCACCGGGTCATAGCACTTGGGACAGCGATTTCCCCAGCGCCTACGCTTGAGGACGATCAGCGGGACGCCGTTGAGGTTTCGGTAGCCAACCGCCTGATCACGAAGAATCTTGCGCTTGAGTAACCGGGTCCTGCGATCGAGTCCAGGCTCGACCGGTTCAGGATGGCTCGAGAAGGCGTTTGCGGCGCCCGATGGTGGCGTCACCGTGACCTTGTAGTAGATCACGCGCGCGAGCGAAAACATGTTGAGACCCTCACGCCCTACGATGTCGCACTCGTTCGGCGGGAAGTTGAACTTGTTGTCGACGAAGTTGTAGGCATCACGCAGGCCTGATGCGATGCATTCCCACGGTCCGTCGGGTCCTTCAGCACGGTAGACATCAACGAAGAACGCGCCGCTCTCCTCCGATTCGACGTCCCACTGGATGAACACTGCGTTGGGGAACAGTGCCGTCGTGCGCGTGAGATGGATCTCGCTCACGCGGCAGGTTCCCCGGAGGGGGCACCTGCGCTGCCATCGATACACGTCGAGTCGCCGACGTTGTCGAAGGATCGCCACATTCGTTCGGTGCCCGTGTCGTTGTTGCCCGTGACGGGCACAGGTCCTGGCGGGCGCTCTGCGTACGGGTTCACGGTCGGTCCGCGCTTTTCTACGGAGCCGTAGAGCCCTGGGAGCGTGAAGGCGGAGAGTTTTTGGGCGACATGGTGCCCTGCAAGGCCGCCAAGCGCCGCCCCGCCGAGCATACTGCCCAGATACCCCGGCAGTCCAAAACGGGGGCCCAGTTTTAAACCCAGTGCAGTACCCCCAGCAGTGCCGAGTAGACCGCCGAGACCGGTTCCGATACCGGAGCCGATACTTTTGTCATGCACGCCAGCCGCGACCGCGGGGACCATTGTCCCTGCGCCGACCCCCAGTATGAGGTCCGCAAGCGTGACTGCGGTTTTGTTCAAACCGCCGGATACGTGCGTGCCCGCCGTGCGCTGCGTTCCGTAAAGGGACGGATCGACGATGACCTTCGACGAAGGTCCTGCGGCAGGTCGAGGCGCCGCAGGGTGCGGCATCTCGCGTGCTACCGGCGCGTCAGCCTTGAAATTTTGCGGGATGCCTTTCAGTCGCTCATGGTGCTTGTCTAAGAAGGCGATTCCCTGGCTGTGCGGCGCTGCCGGCGTTACCTTTGGCATGCCTTGGCGGAAGTACGACATCGCGTTGAGCCCCAGGGCCGCCCCTTTGGATGCTGACGTCTTGTTGAGCCCGCCGTACATCCGCCCCGGCTCGTCGGCGCTGTTGCGAATCCCCCGATGCCGGAACGAATACGTCTCGGTGCTAGGGAGCATGAAGTCGCCGAGCTTGCGGCGTGCGTTTTGACGCTGAATTTTGGCTGCCGCCAAAACATCGTCGAGATTTTGAAGCGTTTGGCCCTTCGCAATTTCTTGACCGATGGCGTGACCCATCTGGTTTGCACCCAGTCGTTGTACAAGAGGTTCGTGGGCAAACGCTTTGACCGCACTTACTGCAGCTCGATACGGCGCGTAGGACGCGCGAGGTGTTGCAGGTAGCGCGCTTCGTGGTTGGTTCGTGACGCGCGGCAAGTGCATTGGACGTTCGGCTGACATCAACTGGTCTGCCAATGCAGTGCCACGCGTCGCAAGACCCGGAAGCACGAATTCGTTAAAACCTGCCGGGAGACCCGAAGTCTTGTTGAGCCCGCCGTACATCCGCCCCGGCTCGTCGGCGCTGTTGCGAATCCCCTGATGCCGGAACAGGTCCGCGAAGCCCGACGCCGCCTGCTCGTCGGCAGGGCGACCTTCCTGCGCGCGAGCGAGCGAGCTGATCGAGCTGACCGCGGAATGGTAGTTCGGACCCGTCGACGGTCCGTCGCTCGAGGTCGGGTCGCTGCCGTGCATCCCTGGGTTGAAATTGGACGTCTTCTCGGGGATTGGCCGTGGGCGACTGCAGCCGCCGTAGTGCTTGGCCTTGCGGCACGTTGTGCAGAGGTTCTCCGCAGACAACTTCCTGCGCGGGTCTGTACGGGTCTCACCTTGTTCATGCGCATCGAAGATCTCTGTGAGCTTTTGTGGCGTCGTCGGCGGTTGCATGGCCTGCATTGCCTCGGGTGACAGGCTCGACGGTGTCGCCTTCTCGGCCGGAAGAAGGCCGAGCTTGTAACGTACGAGCGCTGCGAGCTGGCCATCGACGTATGCGATCTCGAGGCTCACGGAGAGACACTGTCTCCCGGCAGCGGCATGCTGCTCGTTGCGTAGTCATCGTCATTGCGCTGTAGCGCTCGATCGATGGCACTACGCTGGCGTCGCCCGGTGTCCGCAGGTTCACCTGCGACCGCGCCTGCGCCGTCGCTGGAAGTCGATGCACCCATGCCCACGTTGAAGGCGATCTTGGGAGGTTTCGGCGCGAAGTCGAAAGTACGGTCTACGTCACCGCCTACAGCGCTACCGCCAGTCCGAGAAGGCACGCTCGGGGGAGGAAGCGCCGGCAGGTCGGGTGGCTTGGGCACGCCCATGCCTACGGACTTGACTCCTGGCTGCTTGGTTGCGCCGGTCGCCGTTTTCACCACGCCAAAGGCCTCGAGCGCTGCGCGCCCGCCTTCAGCCGACTTCTGGCGCAGCAACGACACGGGAGAGACCTACCTCTGTCGGAATAGACGATCGAGCGACGAGGCGGCGGTCTTCGGCGCCTCGATGAGACCAAGGGCTTCGGCCTCGCGCTGCACCTCTTCAGCGGACTTGTATCCGACTTGCTCGAGGGCCTTCTGGACGCCGTAGTCGTGAGCAAACTTGAGGTGACTGTTCGACATGGTGCCCTAAGTATAGCGAATTTCTCAGCCGATGACTTCCTGGCTGTACGATCCATCCGCACGTCCAGGCGCCATATCGTCGTCGTAGGACGTGAAGTGGTCCCAGAGCCAGTCGGGCATGTTGGCTGCGTCTTCGGAACCGTGTGCGTGTTCGCGTCCTCGCTCTGCGTACTGCGTGCGCGCGGTGCCATGGCTCCACTCGGGGCCCTTAGGCGCAACACCGGCGTCAGCACCCAGCGCGTTGGCTTGCTTGAAACACGCGCGCGCTGCATACACGCCTTGTGTGTATGCTTCAGCTACGGTCATGACCGATTGAATCGACTGACGTTGATGTAGCCGGAGCCCAGGCTGTTATACCCGGACTCCATGTTGTTCTGGGTCTTCACACCACGCGTCAACTCATCAAACTCGCCTTTGAGCTGCTGTGACATCTGCGAGTACAGCGCGGCCTTGTCATCGATGCCGATTGGCGAGATATCACCATCCTGCACTGTTGCTTGGTTTCGCACCTGCAGAAACGACTCGCTCATCAGTAAGAAGCGTGCGGTTCCGACCAGCAACAGATAGCGTAGTTGGGTAGGGAACGAAAATGGTGTGAAATTCGTCTGCGGTGTCACGGTATTGAACGCGCTCGCAGTCATCTCGAGGGCGAAGTTCAATTCCGCGTCAGTGAATTGGACGTCGTCGAGCAGGATGTTCTTGGGCGCATAGTCGCGCATGAACATACGAACCTGATCCCGCGAGACGACCGTTGGTGTCGTCGGTGTGCCGACGATGGGCATCAGCGCACGTACGTCCGTTCGAGGCTTGCAACCGCTTGGCAGATTTGCGCGGCCGCAGTACTGGCTGTCACGATCGTGATCGCCTGGAACGGCAGCAATACCGTTTTGAACCGTGCCTCGTCGAGGGCCAAGAACCGAACGCTCGTGGCTTGCTCGATGATGATTTCTTCACCAGGGAGAATCGCGGGTACGGTCGCGATCGTCGCAGGGTCAAGGTTGACCAACGATACCGTCACGTCGCCGGAAGCCCCGAGGTCCAAGTGGATCTGACTGCAGATGAGCGGTTCGTTCGTGTTCCAGAAGAACAGCCCGCCGAGCGTGCCCGCGGCGTACTTGTATATCGAGTTGCCGGCGTTGAGCGGCGCATCGCCCACTGGAAGAACGCCCGTGAAAAGGCTTCCCGCGGTGATCCGTTGCTGGATCGCCGTCGAGGTTGCCATTGGAATGCGGGGAGTGGCCATGTCGTGCCTCTATTGTAGCGGGGGTGAGCTAGAACTTGCGGCGCTTAGTCGACGCAGGAGCGGGCGCCGGTTCAGGTTCAGGCGCCGGCTCGGGCGCCGGCTCAGGTTCAGGCGCCGGCTCGGGCGCCGGCTCGGGCGCCGGTTCAGGTTCAGGCGCCGGCTCGGGCGCCGGTGCAGGCACAGACACGGCTGCAACGACTGCTTCGACCGCCGCATTCTCTGCAGGGGTGCCGGGAAATACGATCGTTGCGACCGGCTCGGGTGGGGGCGGCGTGGCCTTGACCGGCGCGGGAGCTGCTGCGTTCGCGGGCGCAACGTCGACCCAGCCAGCCTTCTTGACTCGCTGCAGGACTTCGCTCTCCGCGGTCTCCACAGAGACTATGCGCGACGCTCCCGCTGTTCCACGAGGACGCAGGACAAGGATAACATCCGCAGTGTCGCGCAGCGGTGAGAGGTCGAGGATGCTTACCTGCTTGTTTGTAACGATCTGATTGGACATGAATCCTCCAAGTGGTGGAACGACCAAAGCCTTCTTCCTGAGCCCCCAGACCGGGGAGGAAGAAGGCCTCAGCCCCGCCTTAGGCGGTTAGCTCTAGAACGGGAAGTCGATGCGCTGCATCGCGAGCGTGTTGCCGATACCGATGCCGGGAGCCGCGTAGCTCCAGAACTCGATGATGTCGGCCTCTTGCTTGATGTAGAGCGTCGCATCCTGCAGCAGGAAGAACACGCCGAGGTAGTTCTGCGGCGCGAACACGTACGCCGAGCGGCGGGTCGCACCCGCGACGTCGTCGACGATCTCACGCTTGATGGTCGAGACCACCGGGATGCCCCACAGCTTCTCCTCGGCCTCGACGCCGAGGTCGTAGTGCCGCGACGCGACGTCGTTACCGACCGAGGTGGCCGGCAGGTCGAGGGCCTCGTAGTACAGGCTCTTGGTCATCAGGATCTTGCCGATCGGCTGACGACGGTTGACGAGCGCCTGGAAGCCGAGCTTGAACGCGCTCGAGTTGAACGAGGCGGCCAGCGTCCGCTGCACCGCCAGGTTCAACGCGATGATCGCGTTGTTCGTGTCGAGGAACTTCGAGTCCTCCTGGTCCGCCATGTCCTTGACGGAGTTGTCCGACAGGATCTTGCGGATGTCGTTCTGATACGTCATCAGCTCGAACTTGTTCTTCGTGAACCGCTGCGACTCGGTCTTGCCGAAGAAGACCGAGAAGCGCTTGCCACGGAACCACGTGCGCTGCGCCGTGCCGTTGAACGGCACGAACGTGGCGACGGAGTCGGGCTCCTTCTCGACGATCTTCTTGGGCTGGTCGGTGTTCTCGTCGCGGTCGATTTCGTCGTCACCGAGCATGACGGGCTCGATGATCTCGCGCGCGAACGACTCCTGACGGAGCTTCTGGCGGATGAAGGCAGTGCCCTCGGCCTCCGCCTCCTTGGTGCGGCCATCCTCGACCTTGCGGACGAAGTTGGAGTTGATGAACTGGGCCGAGACCTGCTGAGTCTGGGTTTTGTATGCTGCCGACATGTGATTCTCCTTAGTCCCGAAACTCAGAGGGCCGCGGCGTCGCCGCCAGTGTAGAAGACGGTGACGGTGCCATCCGTGGCGGTGTTGTCCGCCAGGACCTCGGCGACGACCTGGTTGGTGGCGACCGCAGGCTGCCACTTGCCGGCGCTGAAGGTCAGCTTGGTGCCGGGGGTGTAGGTGCCCGCGTTGAGGTTCGCGGGGTCGAGCTTGAACATCGCGTTCGCACGCAGTCCAACGACCTTGTTCACGAACTGGCTCGAGAAGTCGTCGTTGCCGGCGACCACGACCCAGGTCGCGACTGCGTTGGTCGTCGTGCGGTCGGGAGTCGTGGCGGCGGCCGCCGTCCCCGTAGCCGTCACACGGACGACCGTCCCCAACGGCAGAAGGTCGGGCGTACCCGGCACCGTCTGGTTGATGACGAAAGACTCGTCGATTGCGCCTTCACGAGGCCAACCGCGCAGAACATCGAACTTGCTGTTGAGAATCATCTGGGTCTGCCTCCGTGAAGAACGCTACGACGAAACAATCCAGCTGACGAACCGGTCGTCCGCCGCATCAGCTGCTTCTTTGATGGTCTTGGGGGACTCGGTCTCCGACAACACGCCGGCACCGAGGGGAGCTACAACACCGGCCTGCTTGGACAGTAGGTCTTCGACGTAGTCGAGGGCCTCGTCATTCGAAGCAAGCTTCTTGCGAGTTGCTTCGGGAAGTTCTTCGCCGTGCGCTGCCGCGTGCGCGGTAGCGATCTTGTCGATGCGCGCCTGACGGGCGTTCTCGATGGACGAGGTCTTCTCGCCTTCGATCTGGTCGACATAGTCGGCCATCGCATCGAACACGGCCGCGATTTTGGTGAGATCAGCCACGGGTTCCTCCGAGTTTGGATCGGAGCATGCCGAGACCCGCCGCCGCAACCAAAACGCTCGCCGCCTTGGCCTTGTGCGTCTCAGCACGCTTGGTCGCCTGCTCGCGCAGGTCGTTCGCGAGCGAACGAAGCATCGCCGACTCCTTCACAGGACTCCCGTGAAGTCGTCGTACGACACATCGTCCGACATGCCGCGAACGTCATCGGCGAGAGCACGGAAGCTGCGGGCGATCTCGGTCTTGGGCTGAGAGGCCGCCACTTTGATGGCCTTCGCCTCGGCGGTCTTGCGCTGCGTGGCTGTGTTGGCCTCGGCCAGCACCTCGTCGATGACGAGCGAAAGATGTTGGGTGCGCCTCACTGGTCACCCCGATGCACGAGCGCGTGCAGCGTATCGATGATGCGGGGCGCAGCCAGTCCGGTTGCAGCGCCGGCTCCGAACGCGATGTTCTTCGCACGGGACTGCTCTTCGGTTGCATGATGCTTGTCCAGCATGTGCATGAGCGCACCACCGCCCAGCGCGCCGGCGCCACCTGCGAGCAGTGCCTTAACAAGCGATGGATTCGCGAGGGCAAGACCCTCCGCCGCCTGCTTGAGACGGGTGACGGCGTCGATGTGAACCACGTCGCCCATGGATCAGCGAGCGCCCTCGATGATCTTGAGGGTCTCCTGGAAGCCCGCGACGAACGAATCGCACGCGGCCTTGTGGATCTGTTCGACGGTGTCGTTCCAGCCCTTGGCGTATGCCGCTTCGGCCAGCTTCTCGAGCTGCCCCACCGTGGTGGAGTAGCCGAGTTCCGCCGCTTCCTTGACCAGCTGCGGGTTCTCCGCGGCGAACTTCTCGAAGTCGCCCGTCGGAGCCGCCGCGGTCTTGGTCGGAGCGCCGAGCCTGTCGGTCGCCTCCTGGTACTGCGCGGCGCGGGCCATGAAGCCATCGCACACGGACGCGCCGTAGAGCTGTGCTTCCTTGGTCAGCGCCTCGTGCTCCGACCGGCTCAGGTCGGCCGCGATCTTGGTCAGGTCCTCGACCGGCGAAGCCTGGCTTGCCGTCTTGGTCTGAGGCGCCGGCGCGGTCGCTTCCTTGAGTGCCTGCTTGAGGCGCTCACTTGCGTCCGTGGCTTGAGACGAGGTTCCCGTGGGCGCAGGCGCGCTCGCGGTCTTCTCGCCGCCTTTGATCATCCCGAGTGCGTCTGAAAGCTTCATGGGTGCCGTCTCCGTTGCAGTGAAATGATAGGAGGTGGATTCTGGAAAAACAAACAGATGCAGGCGCCGCTTCAGGAGGAAGTCAGGATCAGGTGTCCAAGCATCTCTGCGGCCTGGTCTAGGGTTGCCCACGAGGCCAGTTTCACGTTCTCGAAGATCGCGCTGCG